ATGAGAAAAGCCCCCGACATCGCGGAGGCTTGAGGGTTGGACGGGGGTTAGGCGTCGAGTATGCGGCGGATCGTGTTGGGTGCTACCCCGGCGATCTTCGCGAGCTCACGGATCGACGCACCATCATCGTGGGCTGCACGGATCGCGTCCCGGAACGCCCGGTCAGCGGTCTCCTGTGCTTGTTGTGCACGGTGGATGACCTTCTGGTGTTTCGGGGGGACGTACCCGGGGGGCCTGGTCACTCGGCCAGTGTAGGGAACTCGTGGAGGGGTGCCCCGCCGACCCAGTAGACGCTGCGACCGCAAGCCCCGTCGTGGGCGCATTCGGTGTCGTCGTCGAGGTGGAGTGCACCGACCGGGTTGGGGTGGGTGGTGATGTTCATCGTCATGCCCTTTACTGTGTCATCGATTGATACAGTTTGCAAGAGAGACCGTATCAACCAGTGATACACACACATGGCTCGGCGGATCAGCCGAGGTGAACCACCGCACCCGCCCTATAGTCCGTCGCGGATGGAGTCGCCGAGTATGAAGCGCTCGACGGAACCCGGAACAGGCGCGCCGTGCGGTTTCCGTTCGTCGCCAACGTGAACACGGTGCTGGTCGCGGCGGGTGATGGCGTGTACGTTCTGCCCGCGGTGGCGCCTAGAACAAACATCAGCGCCTCGGACACGGACGGGTAAGCGGCGGTCCCAGCGAACCCCGAGGTCGGCGCAAACACATCGATGCTCGGGAACGTCAGCGGAGTTGTGTCGTTGATGGCAGCGTACGTTTGAACGCTGAATCGCCAGCTACACACCGGCCCCCTCATGACGACCATGCTCGAGAAGTTGTCTGCGCTGGATGCGGTGAACGTTGCCGTCACAGACTCGGAAGAGGAGGTCGCCACCTTCGCGAACACCGATACAGTGATCGCGCTCCCTCCCGCACCCGCATCCGCCAGCGTCGCCCATCCGCTGACCGCGGTTGCGCGGTACGGACCACCCGTGAACAGGATCATCATGTCCCCGGCCTGCAAGCCGCTGATCGAAGAGTAGGTGTGGGTACCTGCCTGGTTCAGGTGCGCCTCGCTGACGAGGGTGACAGTAACGGGCGATTCGTCACCGCCCCCGCCGATCTGAACCGCCTCACCAGCAACATTCAGGAAGCGACCGGTCATGCGCTAATCCATTCGTCGCCGTCGACCCAGTTCGTCGGGTCGTCCACACCCTCGGTGCCCGTGTACTGCCAGAAGTTCTTCGGGAGGGACGCGTTACGTGTGGCGCCCTGTGTGGTGTGCGGGTTCATCGCGGAACCGTCAGCAACCGCAAGATCGGAACCGGCCGCGTCGACCCACTCCGTGTCGTAATCGGTGCCGGAGTTCTTCGCCAAGACCTGACCGGTCGTACCGCCAGCAGCCACACCGGGTCCGGTTGCGCCGGTCGCTCCCGTTGCGCCAGTCGCCCCCGTGGCACCCGTAGCGCCAGGGTCACCCTGCGGACCTTGAGGTCCGGTATCCCCGGTAGACCCAGCGGCACCCGTCGCGCCAGTTTCACCAGCAGGGCCGGTGGCGCCGGCCGCGCCAGTCTCGCCCTGTGGACCCGCGGGACCAGTCGCCCCCTGCGGGCCGGTCGCGCCAGTCGCCCCGGCAGGCCCCTGCGGTCCCGTGGCACCGGTCGGCGTAACACCCACCTCGATTGACGGCTGAGCGGTGACCGCTACGGTGATATCACTCATCGCGGCTCACCTGCCCCGACAGGCGAATCTTCCCAGCCAGATACGTACGGTCCAGGTCCGTGTTCTCCAAATCCCAGAACACAGGCCCCTCGAGCTCCGCCGTATCAGTCCCCACAACCGACAGACCGATAACACCCGTCGCCGCATCCGTAGCATCCACCGTCAACGAAAACAGAACCTCGCTGGTAGCCGCCGTGTCGAGACGCACCTGTGCACGCCACCCCGACGTCGGCAACACCAGAGGGTCACCAGACTCCGTATCCGTCATCGTCACCTGAAAGTTCGAGTCATCACCCCGGTAGATGCGAAGATCCAACACCCCCGGCAGTTGGGCCAGTTCAGCCATTCGTCAGCCCCTCAATCAAGTTCTCGAGCACGGTCAGCCGTGCCTTCAGATCGTCGTTCTCCTGATGCAGCGCCGATATCTGCGCGCCATACAGGCCGAGCTTGTCGATGCCCGCCACAGCCCCGTCATCGTCGAACGTCAGAAACCGCTCCGCGTCAGTCCCCACCAACTCGTCAGCAATAGGACCGACACGACGCCGATGCTTCTCATCCGCGATGTACTCCCACTCGTACTGTGCGGGGAAGATCGAACGCAGACACGGCGCAGGGATGATGTTCTGCTTCAGGCGCCGGGCAGACGGGTTCGAGAACGTCCCCGGAACCACCACCGTGTGCGACGACGTACCAAGCATCACCTGGTTCGACGCAGTCGTGACAGCCAGCATTCCAACCGCAGTGCTATCGGTATGCGACGCAGTCGAGTTCCAACCAAGCGCAGTCGCATGACTGCCAGATGCCTCCGCGGTTTCACCCAAAGCCGAACTGTAGTTCCCGGTCGCCCACGCCGAATTGCCGACTGCCGCCCCCCCATTGCCCGCACGTGCGCCGGGACCGAGAGCAACCGCGTACAGATTGTTTGCGAGTGCGTCTTCACCTATCGCCACCGAACTGTGCCCGGAAGCCACGGCGTCTTCACCCAGTTGGATTGAGTCGGAACCGGTGCCCTCGTGGGAACTATCCCCACCACCAAACCCACTGCCGTCCGCACCCGACTGCGTCTCCAAAAACCGGACACGACGCATCAAGTCGCCCATCTCACTACCAGGATTGTCGATAGCAACCATCAAACAAACGCCTCCTCAATAGTGAGCGTCAAAGAATCGCCAACCCCACCCGCCAACCCGATCAACCGGAAATCCGTCGGCCCATCCAGCAGGAACGGGTCATCCGAATCCGTCACCGTAATCGTCGAACCGAGCACAAGATCCGTAGGCGACACCTCCGTCGCAAGCACAGTGAGCTCCGGCTGAACCGTCGCGTACTTGTACTTCTGGACCCGCGCAAACGCAAGATCCCCAGCCTGACCAGGAGTCGCCGCCATCTTCACCGGATACGTCGTATCCCGAGCCGGAATCACATACGGCAACGCATTCGCCGTACCACCCACAGCCATCGTCAACCCGTAACCCTGACCGATACCGAACACACCCGTGACCTGCTTCAACCCGTCCTCAGACGACCTGTACGACGACACAGGCGAATTCGCAGCAGTCAAATCAAAGTCGAACGTGCCACCCGTCAACGCACCGGCCCGCGTCACCCACTCGAGCGTGTCAGTGCCAGACCATTGCGGAGCGAACTCGACATCCGGCCCACCATCCAACCCCTGAAGGTCATCAAGGATGTCCGCCACCCGCTGAAAGTTGTAGTTCTCATACACCGCAGAGAACGACCCGGACTCCACCAGCGACGGAAGCGTGATAGGCAGCGGGTAGATGGCGTACGGGGAACCAATCGGCCCCTTCAAACCCGCATCCAACACGAGACCCACCGCCGACACCAACGACTTAGACGTGATAGTCAGATTCCCCGGAACCAACGACACATCCGAATAACCAGCCACACCAAACGGGTACCGGTACGAAAACCACGAACGAATATCCGTGTGCTGCACCGTCAACATCTGCGTGTCACGGTCATACGGGCGCCCCGTCACAACACCCGCATACACCGGCACGTCATCCCAGCACTGCACCAGAACCCGGTTCCACGTCTCCGTGAGCGCACGCCACGTCTCCCGCGTGTGAAGACGGTCACCCAACGAGAAAACATGCGACCCGGACTGGGTGACGTTCAGCCGGCGCGACCACGAACCCCGCGCCGGCTCAACCTCAAGCTGCTTCTCCCCGGTGAGCGTGTCACAGAACCAGTAAGACCAAGTCACGGAACAACCACCTTCTCCGGGTCAGGCGCCCACAACTGGATCTGATACTCAGCAACCGACCCGTACACGACAATCCGCAACTGCGGCTCCCCATACCGGAACACCGTTGCCGTCTTCGCACCCTTCGGTGTCGTCACCGTCAGAGTGTCCGAACCACCGTCCTCGAGCAGCGCATCCAACGCATCCAACGCGTCCTCAAACGCCACCGGGTCGTCGTCAACCAGCACCTTCCCAGTGATCTCCACAAGCCGCCCAGACAAGTACCCGGGGGTGGCGAACTGGCCGGGCTGGTTGGGGCGGTCAACATACTCACGCCGCATCGACGTGCCGCCCACAAACCAGCCCTTCAACCCATCCGACGCAATCGTGTACGTCGCCGGCCCCTCATGCCCAACAAACGTCAACCCGCCGACCGTCGCCTCAATGTTCGCCATCAGGCACTCCTCCGGAGCTCGAACTCGAGGGTGTGAGCCGCAGCCCGCCCGATCAGAATCGGGTCCACATTCGGCGGCGGGGCGATGTTCTGCGTGACGTTGACACTCGTCCCGCCACCACCGCCACCCGACGCCCACCGAGGCATGACGGGCGCGTACTGAGGCTGAACCTCGCCACCATCCGCATACCCGCGGATACGCCCACCGTTGTTGATGTAATGCAGCAGCGCCTTGTTCCGCTGCGCCGCATCCGTGTTCACAACGAACTCACCCGTAGCCGCATGGATCAGAACGTTGTCTCGCCGCGACGGGCGCCCGGGGATCTCTCCACCGTCCGCGAACCCGCCCGCGGTACCATCGCCCGCCGCACCCTCACGCGTCGCCCGGTACACGATCGAACCCTTGAGCGTCCCGTACCGCGTCATGAAACTGTCGATCGTCGTAGCGGCCGAGGCCGTATCAGCGATGATCTTCATCTGCTTCTCGTCCGGCAGCGCGAACACCTTGTCAGCGAGCGCCTGCACCTCATCAGCGTTGTACCCAGCCTCGAGAGCCGAGTCAATGAACGCTTGACGCTGAGCCTCAAGGGTGCCCAGATAGATGTCCGTCGCCTTGTCCGCACCGACCGTCGCCGTATCAACCTCAAGCTGCGCGAGAGCGGCGTCCTGCGCCTTGCTCGCAACATCAGCGAGCATCGCCGCGTTAGCCGAACCAGACTCAGTGGTCTCATCCAACGTCAGAATGAAACCGTCCAGAGTCCCAACGAACCCATCCAGGGTGCCGTTAGCGTCAAGGAACGCCTTCTTCTGCAAGTCGATGAACGCTTCCTTCTGCCGATCCACCTCATCGCTGATGCCGGCAAGGGCCGACTGGTACGCGGCGTTCGTGCTGACCGCGTCCTGCCCGATCCCGTTCGCCTCATTGATGGTGTCGATCAGTTCCCGCAGGTTCGTCTGAAGTTCCTCAGCCTGAGCCGCAGCATCCTTATACGCCACCGCAGCATCAGTCGTCTTGTCCGCCGACACATCAGCCGCAGCCGCCTGGTCCTCAAGGTTCTTGTCGGCACGCTCGAGCCCGTCAGACAGTGCGTTGACCGTGTTCACAGAGTTAGCGATCGACGGGTCGAACGGGTTCCCGTTGGCGTAGTCGTACAGCTTCTGCCGCAGATCCTCGACGGCGTCGCCGCCCTCCAGAATCGCCTCAGTCAGTTCCTTCTGAGAGATACCCGCATTCTTGGCTCCGTCGAACGCGCCCGCCTCAGCAAGCTTCTTCGCAACCAGTTCCCGCGTGTAGTCAGTGACCGCACCAGTCGTCTGGTCCAGAGACTCCTCGAACTCCGAAGCCGTCGCGGTAGCCTCCGCCTGACGCTGCGCCCAAATCGAGAACGCCGTACCAGCAAGAGCCAGCGCACCAGTCGCCAGACCGATACCCCGAGCAGCAGACGCCCCCGAAATGTTCAGGGTCGACATCGCCAGTTTGAACTGGGCGATCTTCGGGACCGCGAGCAGCGCCGCACCACCCACGAGGCCAACAGCGGCAACAATCCCCGTGATTTGAGTGGCAACACCCAGAACAGGCGCGGGGAGCTGACCGATCGCGTCGACAATGCCCGTCGCACCCTGAGTGATCGACCGGAGAAGATCGTTGACACCAGACCCCGACTTGATGAGCGCCGTATCGATCGCGCCGCCCAGCTTCTCCACATCACCGGTCAGGTTGTTGAGCCGGTCGGCGGCAACCTTCGCCGCATACCCTGAGTCGTTCGTCTGGTCGATGTACTTCCGGATGCCATCAGCACCCTCGTCGTACAGAACGTTCGCGACACGCAGCGCGTCGTTGCCGAAAATCTGGGCCAGAGCAGCGTTACGGGTCTCGTCAGTCAGCGAACCAAGGTTCTCGTCCAACTGGCCGGCGATCTCATCGAACGCGAGCATCTGCCCGTTTGTGTCATAGAAGGAGAGGTTGTACTCCTCCATGATCTTCCGGGCCTTGTCCGTAGGCGCCTGGAGGGCGATGAGCGCAGCCTTCAGGGCCGTACCCGCATCCGAACCCAGCAGACCGGCGTCAGCGAATGCCGCCAGCGTGCCCGTGGTGTCCTCAATTGAGTGACCCGCACCATTCGCGACCAGACCCACCTGACCAAGCGCGGCCGACAGATCCTCAACATCACCAACAGCCTTACCCGCACCAGCCGCGAGAAGATCAGCCACGTGAGGGATGTCTTCACCCTCAAGGTTGAACTGCTTCAACGCAATGGCGGCGATACCCGCAGCCTCAGCAACCTCAAGCTGACCCGCCGCAGCCAGGTCTAGTGCACCAGCCAGACCGCCACCAAGGATCTGCTCAGTAGTCAGACCAGCCTTACCCAGTTCCTCAATCGCGTTCGCCGCCTCAGTGGCAGAGAACACCGTCGAAGCACCAGCCTCAAGCGCCGCCTCACGCAGCAGGCTCATGTTCTCGGCAGACTCCTGCGTAGCCGCCTGCACATTCGACATCGCCTGGTCGAACTCAGCGAACTTCGCCACCGCGATACCGAACGCCACCGCAGCAACCGCACCGATCGCAGCGACACCAGCCCCGACCTCAGTCATCGCCTGATGCTGCTTCTCAAGCTGCGCCGCGGCCTTCGCGGCTTCGTCCCCAACCTTCGCGGTCGAGTCCTGAGCCCGCTTCATGTCGGTGATGTAGCCGTTCACGGCTGCAACAAGCGTGACCTTCGTCTGGCGGTCGGCCAAGATACACCTCCGCTAGATAGGTCTTGAGTTGTAGAGTCAGCGCCATGAAGCGCGCCCTCGTCCTGCTGTTGCCCGTGCTGTTACTGACGGGGTGTGCGGCGCCCAGCGTCGATGACGCGTATGTGTCCGTGGTCCGTGAGGTGCCGGCGCTAGCCGACGCCGGGTCCGCAGACCTGACGAAACTTGGCCGTCAGGTCTGCGACATCCTCGAGGACCGTGGATTCACCGAAGGGCTCACCGAGTTCATCCGCATTGCCAAAGAGACGGGGATGACAGCCGCCGAAGCGGGCCGTGTCGCCGGCGCCGCATCAGTCGCGTACTGCGACGAATACGCCGACGAGTTCTAGTACTCGACCTTCTTGACGGTGAAGTAGATGCCGTTCATGTTGGCGTCCTTACCGAGCGACTTCCGCAACGCTTCTTCAGCATCGAGTCGGGCCTTCTCCGCCTGGTTTATGAACGGCCCATCGGGCGCATAGCGGTAGCCGCTGTACGCGTTCGGGTCCGCGTCGGGCGAGGTTGCCTCGGGCATCCACTCGCCGTTCGGCCCCGTCATGTTGCGGATGAACTGTTCCGCGAGGACCAGGTTGAGCTGTTCCTCATCCCACTCCGGCTCAACAACCGACGACACCATGCGTCCGTCGTCGTCGTACTCGTAATGAGTGCGTGGCTCCCACCCCCAGAGTCGCCGTGGGGCGATCCCGGAGCGCGCGGCGAAAGCTACTTGCTGGCGGAGCGCGACGCTGCCCCGGAGCCTTTTACCAGTGCGTTCAGCCGTGTCTGCGGTTCGTACTCATTGAGCTCGTAAACCGCATCGCGAATCAGGCCGTACTCGCGGCCAGAGATGATCTCGAAGATCTTGGTCCACTGCTCGTCGGTCACCTCAACCGGCTGGTCACCCTCGAGACGGAACGCGTACGTGGCGCCCGTCTTCGGGTCGCGGTATCGGATCGCCGCTTCAATGACCGCGTCCACGTTGTACCCGTAGATGCTGTCCACGGCGACGTTCGCGCGAGGCGGGTGCTGCGATGTGATGTTCACCCAGTCGCGTCCGGGAAGCCGGAACACGCGGATGGTCTCGGTCGAGTCCTCAGACTCACTCGCGAGCTCGTCCAGGCGTTCCTGGATCTCATCCGCGGGGGACTTCACACTCAGACGCACGTCGCCGTGGTCGACCGCTTCCAGTTCCGCCTCAAGCCGTTCCCGCTCCTCCGAAAGCTCCCGATCAAAGATGATGGGCTGATCCTTGAACGGTCGCGACGCCTTCTCAAGCTTCTTATCAAAGTCCATTTTGGTTCACCGTTTACTTCACCGTGGAGGAACAAACCTGTCCCGGGGCACGGTGAGAACCCCGGGACAGGAACCAACGTCAAGCCGCGATAACGCCCTGAACAATCGGACCCGTGATCGAAGCACGCTGCTTGATGAGCGCCTTGCCATCCGGGGTGACCGGGAAGATCTGCGTGCCCAGCGTGACCGGGACCGTGTAGACCTTCTGAGCCGCCGTCGCAACAGTCGTGTTCGGCACGTTGCGGCGGATCACGAAATAGCCCGAGATCGACGTAGCCGAACCAACCGGCTTCAGCACCACAGCAGCCGACGACGCCTCCGTGGCATCGACGTACTCGAGCATGCCGAGCGTGTCAGTACGGATACCGAGGGCCTCCAGGTCGACCGTGAGGCCGAGACGGGAGTCCGTGTCAATCACCTGGTCGGCGTCGAGCGCGAAACCGCCCGGGGTGAACGAGTGCGTCACACGGAACGTGGTTGCGGCGTCAAACACCGAAACCTTGCTCGGTGCGGTGAGGGAAGCCATCGTGCCACCAACCCACCAGATGACCAGGTTTCCCTTGACGTCTACGGCGGCGGGGACAACATCAGCAACATCTGCCATGTTCTTTCCTTTCTTCTCCCCGACAACCGGGGTTTTCCTTGGGTTGCCCTCTGGGAGACAGAGGGAGACTTATGAGTCGGTCAGGTCGAACTGATCAACGAGGTACCAGAGAGGCGGATTCACGGTCGCGTCCACCCGAGGTGGGAGCGAAACGGGATGCGTGAGCCGGCCAACCCCGGGGATGACGTAGTCCGTCAGCAGTCCGACGACGCGACGCCCAACCCACTTCGCCTGTTCGACGCTGGTTGCGACGCTGTGGATCGTGTAGGTGGTCGAGTTGACGTTCGACGGGCCACCCAGACGATCGGACGTGTCAGCACCCAGCGGTGCGAACACGGACGCATAACGCACGGGAGGGTTCGTCACCGTGCCCTCATAGATGGCGTTCGCGAGCTGCGAGTCAGAGCGGAGGCGGGCGAGAACCGCCGCGTCACCAGCGGCGCTCACAGGATGTCCCCCGCCGCGATCTCGAGGCCCTTGATGAAGTCGGCCTCGTTCTTCTGCAACGCCCCGTGACCGTAACCGGTCGGCGGGGTCGTAGGCGTCCCGTACTCGAGCATTCCGACGAGGGCGCCGGGGCCACCAACCTCGGGGCCAATCTCCGCAGTGATGCCGTCCAGGCCAACGCCGACGTCGTAGCTGACCGACTGCGCACCGCGCGGGATGCTATCGGACTGCTTCAACTGGTCGCGCCAATCGTCTTTCACGTGACGGGCGGTGACCTCCACCGCCTTCTTCGCGTTGGCGGTGACCTTCGCCGGCACCTCACCGAGATCCGCGGCAAGCTTCGACAGCTCCGAGAAATCAAAGGTCGTCATCGTCGGCCTCCTCGGTAGCGACCTGCGCACGCCTCATGTCGGCTAGGTACGCGTCAACCTGCGCAACTAGCGTCACCTTCACGTCTGCACCTCCACCGGGAATCGACGCGCGGTCGCATCGGTCTGGAAGAACACGCCCTCGATGTTCAGCCGCAGCCCCACGCTTGCCGGATCGTTCACGGATGCCGTGATCTCTGCCGAGTCGTTCACCTGCACACCGCCCGACGTCGCGACGGGAAGGTCCAGGCGGGGCGTCTGCGCTGCAAGGTTCTGCCCCTGCGCATCCACCGACCCGACGACCGTTGAGGTGAGCTTCAGCCGTGCCGGACCGTTATAGATCGTGGTCGTCGACGGCGTGTAAGTGCCCGTCTCCTCATCGAAGACAGGCTCCGTCTCGCGGGTGATGAGGACCGTGTCCGTCATCCGCGCCTCAGCGAAGTTCCTGCCCAGCCCGAGGATGCTCACCGGGTCTCCACCACCGTCACGTCCCCACGCCCAAACTGGCGGCGGATGAGAGCCTGCTGCGGCTCCGGAAGCACCATCCCCGACCCGGTGCCACCATCCGCAAACGCAGCCCGGAAATCATCCAGCGCGACAGACGACAGCCCGCCGAAGGTGAGCCCGGTCCCCGTCTCAACAGCCAGGATCGCCTGCGACACGAGAACAGCGGAGAACGACACCAGCACAGGCGGCGCCGTAGCAACACCCCAGGTGAACGTCACATCCACCGGGTCATCGCACGACACGGTGATATACCCGGGCCGGTATGTGTAGTCCACCGCAACCGCGTCCCGCTCGACCGCGTCCACGGACACGACCGGATACTGAGGCAGATCAACCCGCCCAGCATCCGGCCATGCCGTGAACGTCGACTGAGTCGTCGGGTAAACGTCCTGCCCGATA